TATATCACCTCTTCCAATCTGTTATAATTCTAATATTTTTCCAAAACATATAGTCTGCATTTTAGTTCCATCTGTCATTTCTGTCGTTGAAATGTACGCAATTATTCCTTGATCTCCGATTTCATCATCAGGAAAAGTTTTATTAATTGCATCAATTAATTCTCTCTTTGTTAATTTGTCATTTGTTACTATTTCAATTTCATTTCTATTTTTCATTTATATCACCTCTTGCAATTTTACCAACAAATCATTCTTTCTTAGTTGAAAATAAACTGAAAATCTTTATCATTTATTTCCACTGTGATAAGTTCTTTATTGTTATCAAGAATATCTACAACTGCACTTTCATATTTTGCATATGCTGATGTACATTCATATTCCTTGCCCTCTGTAAAGTGGTCGTCTGTTTTTCTACAAATAGCTTTATTATTTTCCATTTTTCTACCTCCAATCATCAAAGGAAAGTTAAATTTCATCTTGATATATTTTATTTAACCAGTCATTCATGTTTCTGTTTTCAAAATATTCAATCAAAAAATTTT